AAAGAAGTGTACAATGGGTGCAAACAACTTCTTCTTGTTTACAGATTAGTATATTACCCAAAGGGGGTGTCCTTAAAGACACTCCCTTTTTTATTATTTTAATTAAATTATATTCAAATGAAAAAAAGAAAGCAACTTGTAGATAAAGCCTACAAACTAACCAGAAACGCAGCACCATTATCTTTTATGCTGCCAACAAGACATAATCGTAGAAACCCTCTATTATACTTTGACGAGGAGACGGGAACAAACAGGCCGCTACGATATGCACGAAATCAAGCTTCTCCTTTTGAAGATGAACAAGACGGTAACGCTATCGTTGAACCTATCATTTTTGAAGATGGATTTTTAAGCGTACCTAAAACTAACCCCGTGCTTCAGGAGTTTTTACATTATCACCCTATGAACGGAAAACGTTTTATAGAGGTTAATCAAGAGGCTGATGCGCAACAAGATGTGGATAAATTAAACTCACGTGTAGACGCTTTGATTGAAGCTCGAAGTCTAACTATAGAGCAAGTGGAAAATATATCCAGCGTTTTATTTGGCATAGACCCATCTAAGATAACATCCTCAGAATTGCGTAGAGATTTGCTTGTGTTTGCAGAAAATCATTCACAGGATTTTTTATCAGCTATTAACGACCCGATGATGAAGCTTCAAGCTACCATCACTCAATTGTTTAATAAAAAGATTTTAGTTTATAAGAACTCTAAAAAAGACGTATACTTTAACACGTCTTCAAACAAAAAACGTATGTTGACTTTACCTTTCGGTGAAGACCCGCTATACGTTATAGCTTCATACCTTCAATCTGATGATGGCATAGAAGTATTAAAGTTTTTAGAAAAAAAATTGGAAAATGAAAAATAAGTTATATATTTGAACATTCGATTTTTTTATTAAACATAATTGATTGCTCATAGTCAATTCTCCAAAAGGAGGTCACGGAAACGGGGCCTCTTTTTTTTTGCTTATCTTTGTACAAAAGATATTTACAGATGAGTATGATAAATTCAGTGCGTGAAACCGTACTGTCATTGTTGAATAAAAATAACTATGGCTACATTACGCCTAATGATTTTAACTTGTATGCTAAGCAAGCTCAGTTAGATGTATTTGAGGATTATTTTTATCAATACAACTATCAAATTAATCAAGAGAATAAAAGACAATCAGGCACGGGTTTAGCGGACATAACCAAAGGATATGAAGAAGTTATAGATAGCTTTTCAGAGATAGAATCTTTAAGCCACTCTGCTTTAAATTTATTTAACTTACCTTCAGATTATTGCTTAATAAATAAATTAAACTACTACCCTAACTTTATTACGAGCGGAACAATAGACCAGGCTGGCCCAACAGCTTCTACTACTGTTTCAGAAACAGGAGCAACGTTTATTAGTTCAGGTGTAAAAGTGGGAGATATTGTAAGTAATTTAACTACTAATGAATTTGGGTATGTAACACAGGTGATTTCTGAAACAACTTTGGTTGCCACACAGCTGTGGGAACTTGGGAACGAATATTCAATAGTAACAAATAAAAACGTTCGTGAGATAGAAAGAGTTTCTCAGCAAAAAATATTTAAGTTAAACGCATCAAACTTGACAAAGCCAACTGCTTTATTCCCCGCATATTTTTTAAATGGAAACACAACAACTGTATATCCAGATATAATAACAAATCCAGGGACTGTTATTGCTCAATACGTAAGATATCCTAAACCACCAAAATGGACGTATTTTAATTTAGTTGGAAGCGAACCTACATTTAATGAAACTGCAGCTGATTACCAAGACTTTGAGTTGCCTCAAGATGATGAGCCAACTTTAGTAATGAAAATATTACAGTTTGCAGGTATGTCTATAAGAGAGATTGAAGCTATAAAATTTGGTCAATCACAAGAAATGGTAGAAAATCAAAATGAACAATAATGGCATATATTAGCGCATGGCAATATTACGAGAATGAAGGTAACGCACCAGAAAATGAAAACTGGGGGTCTTATCAATACGTGAGCCTGGAAGATATTGTCAACAATTTTATGTTGATGTATGCGGGCAACCATTCTTTAATTAACAACGAAGAGCGGTTTAAAGTTTTGTTTCATGCTAAAAGAGCAATTCAGGAACTAAACTACGATGCGTTTAAAGAAATTAAAATATTAGAACTTCAAGTGTGTGACAATTTAAGATTTGTTTTGCCACCGGATTATGTTAACTGGGTAAGGATATCTATATATAAAGACGGTGTGCTTAGACCTCTTACTGAAAACATACAAACTAATTACAGCGATGCGTACTTACAAGACCATGAGTGTAAAATATTATTTGATGACCAAGGAAATGTTTTAAAGCCATCTACATCTTTAATTGATTTACAACGAATTGAAGGCACAAAAAAGAGTATTTACTTAAACCAAAACAGCCCTTACAACAATATGGAAGGATACTGCGTTGATGGGTATTGGTGCTTTGATTACGCCATTGGCGCTCGTTATGGTTTAAATACAGAAACAGCTAACTCTAATCCTACTTTTCGAATAGACTCAAAAAGTGGAGTAATTAACTTTAGCTCAGGAATGGCAAAAGAATTTTGCATCCTTGAGTATGTCTCAGACGGAATGGAATCTGGAGATGATTCTAAAATAAGCGTTAATAAATTGTTTGAAGAATATATTTATGCGTATATCCAGTTTGCTATATTGAATGGTAAGTTAGGGGTTCAAGAGTATATTGTAAATAGAGCAAGAAAAAGAAGCTCTGCTTTACTTAGGAATGCTAAAATTAGAATTAGTAACATACACCCTGGCAGACTACTTATGAATATGCGAGGTAAGGATAAATGGATAAAGTAATATGCCTACTACTCAAAGAAATTTTATAGCTGGACGAATGAACAAGAGCGTTGATGAACGCCTTGTGCCTAATGGTGAATATATAAATGCTGTTAACGTTAGGCTTGGCTCTACCGAACAATCAGAAGTCGGGTCGGTTGAAAATTCAAAAGGAAATCAAAAGCTTACTTCAATAGAGTATTTAAACGTGCCACTAAGCTCAGAAGCAAAATGTATTGGCTCTTTACAGGATGGTCAGCGCGAAACAATAATATGGTTTGTGCACGACCCTGCGTTTACAGGCTCACCTACTGGGAAGCTCGACATGGTCGTTTCTTTCAATGTAGTGGAAAATACACTTAATTATCATTTAATAAGTGTAAATGACGGTGGAGGAGTTAACACAACTTTAAATTTTAATGACAAGTTTTTAATCACGGGTGTCGATAGGGTGGATGACTTATTGTTTTTTACAGACAATATAAATCCCCCAAGATTTATAAATATTTTAAGACCCTACGACATTCCAATAGGGACTCCTTTGGTTGATGTCTTTACATCTGAAGAGATATTAGTAATTAAAAAACCACCAGCCACATCACCATCTATATCTTTACGCGCCTTAAGTGGTGAAGAAAATTTTTTAGAAACAAGGTTTATTAGTTTTGCGTACAGATATCAATACGAAGATGGAGAATACTCTGCTTTATCCCAATTTTCAGAACCTGCTTTTCAGCCTGTTGGATTTGATTTTAGCACAGACTCAGGTCTTAACGAGGGCATGCAAAATGCCTTTAACTCAGTTCAGGTAACATATAATTCAGGTTCAAATTTAGTAAAACAAATAGAAGTAGTATTTAAAGAATCTACAAGTAGTGTTATAAAATCTATTGAAAAATTTAACAAGGAAGAATTAGGTCTGGCTAACAATACAAATTATAATTTAGATTTTACAAACAGTAAGATATTTACCGTGTTGCCCAATACTGAAATAGTAAGGTTGTTTGACAATGTTCCTTTAAAAGCTCAAGCTCAAACTATTATGGGTAATCGGTTGGTTTATGGCAACTATGTTGACGGTTTTGATTTAATTGACTTAAACACAAACCCAGTAAAATTAGAATACACCGTTGGTTTAGTGTCTGAAGAGATTGGAGCTGGAGATGTTTCTGATGAAACTGCTCCGCAAGATTATTCTATTGATGGCCCTGTTACAATACAAAATGCAAGAGTTAATTTTGACTTAAATGGATTGGAATTGAAAGCTGGTGCTACCATTACTTTTGATATTCGTTTTGACCACTCTCAATTTAGTGGACAAACTCCTTTTCCTTCAGAAACAACTGACAATATAGACATATCATTTGCTTTTAATTTACCAAGTGATTTTAATAGTGTATATGAATTAGCTACAGACCCATTATTTACTGAAAGCGTTGGGACAGCAGCCAATATAAAACCTGTTTCTGGTCAGCCAGGTGATGAAACTTCTTGTGACGGTACAACTTTTACAGATTCTTTCAACTGCTTGATACCTCAAAACTTAGATTCATTAACAAAATTTGCCAGCGGAATATCAGCTAACGGACAGGCAATACAGATATTTACTTCTCCAGGCAGTACTGAAATAGGTTTTTCATTGCTATCAATGGCTTATGTAGATGATATAACAACCCCTACACAAACGGTTTATGAGTATTATGACATATCGTCTGCCGAAGGGTTTTATTTAGGATTAGGTAATCCAAAAAGCTTACATAGTAATAGAGACTATGAAATAGGCATTGTGTATATGGATGAATTTAATAGGTCTACTACAGCTTTAGTTAGTCCTAATAATACCACGCATATTCCTTGTGCCCTTTCAAGCTTTGCTAACAGAATAAAGGTTGAAATACCGCCTACTCAGTTAGCTCCAAAATGGGCTACAAAATACAAGTTTGTAATTAAACCTGATTTAGAAGATTATAATACAATATATACTAACATATTTTTTCTTGACCCCACAACTAATGCTACGTTCTTTTTATTAGATGGTGAAAACTCAAGGAAAGTAGAGGAGGGCGATAGGTTAATAGTAAAAAGAGATACGGAGGGGGCGACTACAAAATGTAGATTTGCCACAGTATTAGAAAAAGATGCTCAAACCGCAGACTTTTTAGACCCCGCTCCAAAAGATGGCCTTGGTGAAGATGTGCCTATCCCCGCTGGTACTTACATGAAAATATTAGCTAATGATTTTAACATTATTCAAGGAGATAATCCTGTAATACAGGCAGGACAAAAGAAATCTACGGGGACAAGTGGTGGCTCATATCCTGTTGTTAGATACCCTTGTAACATTCCAGACCCCAATATATCTGGTAGTTTTATAGACTACACAATCCCTGCTGGCTCAAGAATAAAAATAGAAGCAGATTTTAATAGACCAGGGAAGGGGAGAAAGTGTGACGGCAGAAGATATCAATTAGACTTAAACTTGACTTCATCTCAAGAATATGAAAACTTTAAAGAATGGTGGGATGGAGATAATGTTGAGACAAGATTAGGAGATGGCACAGCAACTGTTTCTGGAGACCCTGATTGCCCCGTACCGTATTTTCAAAACTTTTATGACGCTTCTTTTGCGGCTGATGATAATGATATAGATAGAAACCCGTGTATTTATAATTGGAGATACTATAGAGACTCCACAACAAATGAATTATTATTATTAGTTAGCGGAACAAACTCGTGTTCCGGAGCAACAAACGGCTCAAGAGACAGAAGGGCTCGTGTTAGTTTAACCATTTCTGTATTTAGGGCAGACAACACTATTGTTTTTGAAACTCAACCAGAGGACGCTACTCCAGATTTGTGGTATGAGTCTTCTCAATCTTTTGAGATAGACACTGTAAATGGTTTTCATACGGGTAATGTTCAAAATCAAACCAGCGTACAATCTGCTGTTATTGACACTGCATTTTTTAATTGTTATTCTTTTGGCAATGGTGTGGAAAGTTACAAAATAAGAGACTCAATAATAGGCAAAGAATTGGCTTTAGGTGAAAAAACCACCTCTACTTCTGAAATAGATTTTAAAGAAGCGCACAGATTTGCAGACTTAACTTATAGCGGTGTTTACAATGACGAGTCTAATGTTAATAAGCTGAATGAATTTAACTTAGGATTGTTAAACTTTAAACCTTTGGAAGATACGTTTGGCCCTATTAGAAAATTGGATGCAAGAGAAACAGATATACTTGTATTACAAGAAGATAAAATATCTTATGTATTAGCAGGGAAAAACCTTTTATCAGATTCAACAGGCGGAGGACAGGTAGCGTCAATTCCTGAAGTTTTAGGCACTCAAATCGCTCGCATAGAACAATATGGTATTAGTAACAACCCAGAAAGTTATGTTCAGTGGGGGTACGATAAATTTTTTACTGACGCAAAAAGAGGTGTGGTATTAAAATTATCTGGCTCAGGACAAAGCGAGCAGCTTACAGTGGTGTCAGAATTTGGAATGAGGTCTTATTTTAGAGATTTATTTATTGGAGCTCCAAACACCCAAAAGCTCGGAGGGTATGACCCGTATATGAACGAGTACGTTTTAAGCTCTAACATAGAAGAACTACCTGTAGATGTTCAATGTTTTGGATGCGGTTTTAAAAGGACATTTTCAATTGAAACAGGGGAAACGATTGACTACTGCGTAAATACAGGTCAGCTTGTTGGGGATGTAAATGTAGATGTTATTATAACTGGAGGTAGCGCTTCGGTAATTGCTGAATATAATGGATTGTCTCAAAACATCTCATCAACAGGGACTCTTGTTATTGACAAGAACATAGTAAACAACGAAGAAGTAAGTATATCTTTAGGAGGAGTTACTGGAGCTATAGTTTCCGTTACAGTTAACTGTCCCGTTGCAGAAGAAATTACGATTACTCAAGTTTGCATTACAAATGCTACAGATGCAGGGCAATTTATACATAATGATTACAGATGGGTAGATGGAACTTTTGTTTCTCCACTTCACTCTGAGCAAGTAGAATTTATAGATGATACTGCATCTATAATTGTTTCACAATTTTCATCAATTACAGGGCCGCAAGGTGCAGGAGTAATTCCTGCAGATTCTGCTGATGTAAGTGTTATTAGCAGAAAAGCTCCACAAGATGATTTTGTTTTTGACCCTGCACAAAACGAATTATATTATTTAAGGACAGACACGGTTTATCAAAACACTCCCGCAGATATAATAAGTCTTTTGAATGCTGCTGTTTCATTAACTATTGATACCTCTCAAGCGCCAGTGGCATATTCGGGTGAATTTCCAATGCCTAATTCTGGAAAATACCTATATTTGATATATGATTACAGAAGCTCAGTAGAGGCTACTTTATGCTATTCTACAGCAGACTTAGAAGATGTTTGCTGTAATTGTAACGAACCTATACCACTATTCTAATGGCAACAGAGGGAACATATTATTTAAACGGCCCAGACCTTGTTAGTTCTTCGGCAATATTTACCGACCCTGACATGAATGTCTGTGCTCCAGATGGTTTTTATTCTAATGGCCAAATTGTTCGTGAACAAGTTAACTGCATATTGTTACCTCAACAAGACTGCCCTACGTGTGCAGTACCTTGTGGACAAATAGCTGGATTTTCAAGCAATGTAAATGGCACGTTTTTAGGGCAAACAAGTGTGGGGGCAGACTTGGGCGCTGTTATAATATATTCTATTGTGGGAAACTCAATTCCTGATGGCGTTCTTGTAACATACGATAATCAAACTTTTAATCAGCTGACATTTCAAGGAAACAACGGAACCCCCATTGGTTTAAATAGTACAATTGGAAGCCCTACATATTATGGTAGTGCTCAACGAACACCTACCACAACAAATAATTTACCTGTATACACAATTCAATCAGATGGAAATTACATTCAGTCTTCACTGCCAAACAGAAATATAGTTGTTGACTCCAACAATGTTGACCTTCGTGGCGGCGGCGGGGCGACTGTTTACACTCAAGTAATACCAAAGGCGACATCTGTTTCAATAATGAACATAGATTACTTTGGCCCAATAGTAGGCACATTTTTTCAATACGAAGCAAGCTGTCCAGCTGCATTACCTTCATTTCAGGGGGCAGCTATAAAAGGAAATACAGATTGCGCCAATATTGATACAACTTATTATTTTGCTCCTAACGCAACGGTTACTGGAGCTTTTCCTAATCAAACATTTGTACCTGACACAAATACAGTACCTATTGTTGGTAACTATGTTTATTCAGATGCTAATGCTGGTAATGGATTGAACTTAACAGCAACGCCACAGTATATTATTTTAGCCGACAATAGTTATTTAGAAATTGTTCATGGTATTGTAGTTGCTGTAGGTGCTCAATGTACAAGTCCACCATTACCATGTTCTGGGTCTCTAAATCCCCCCGTAGGAAATCAAGGGCACTATACGGTAGAATTAGACGCAGGCTCTACTCAAAATGACGTAGGCGCTGTAATGGTATATTTTGACCCTCAAAGTTTTCCAGACGCAATTAGAGTAGAATATGACGGCGTATATTACAACACGCTTTCAACTCCTTCTTTAGGCTACAGACAAAGTCAAAGTGGTATAGCTGGTGCGTTTACATTGTTGGGAGACCCTAATAATAATTGTTGGGCGGGTCAAGTAGGTACAAATACTTATAACAGGTCTATTTTAAGGCCAACAAATACGTGGGCAGCAAATAATCCATCTACAGGAAACTACACTCTCAACACAACAGACAACCAAACAAATGCTGCTACACAAAATGTGTTTAGTTACATAGTAATACCAAAACCAAATGCTACCCCTAACATTGTTACTGTTGAGGTTTTAGGGCCATGCCCAGGCACAGGTTTTAATTTAGCTATTGATTGTCCAATACAATTACCATCTTTTCAATCAAGTACCGTTCAATCTAATAACGATTGTACAGCTTCATTTTCTCAGGTATATTACTTTGCAAAAGATTATGCAGATAGAGCTGATGCTACAGTGGTTTATCCTAAATTATACTACTTTGTATTTGAAGACCATGATGGTATAACACCATTAGCGCAAGGTATTTATATTATGGATAACAATGATTTTATACAAGTAGATGCTAACGGAATAGTAATCGCCACTGGAGCGTGTGCACCAATACCTTAAATATATGTCAAATATAACAGTAACATTTAGCGAAAATTCAAAAGGGTGGCCATCTTTTTATACTTACTATCCTGATTACATTCAGGGTATGAATCAGTTTTTGTATACATTTAAAGGCGGTAACTTATACCAACACAACTCTGACAATGTTTCCAGAAACAATTACTACGGTGTTCAGGGAGAGTCTAAAATGACCAGTGTGTTTAATGAATCGCCACTTGACAATAAGAAGTTTAAAACACTTATGCTTGAGGGAGATGATAGTTGGTCTGCAGAACTTTCAACTGACTTACAAACTAATGGCTTTATAGATGCCAGTTATTTTGAGCAAAAAGAATCTGATTGGTTTGCTTTTGTTAGAAACAATTCTACAAATCCAGCTGGAGAAAATCAATACGCAATGCGTTCACTAACAGGTATTGGCGACAGCACAACTGCCAATAATGATACAACTACCGCTACAATAACTTTTAATTTAAACTTAGGCTCTATTATATCTATAGGAGACCAGTTGTTTTTTGCGGACAACACGCCTCCAGTTACTACGCTAACTCCACAATTTTGTGGACAAATAACGTCAGTTACATATAGTAGTATCACAAACACTTCAACTGTAGTAGTAGATAACCAGGTTCAAGGTGCAGTTCCGATTCCATCGCAAAACTTTTATTTTCTATATATAAAAGATGCTGTAGCGGAATCACAAGGAGTGTTAGGGCATTACTGTGTTTTTGAATTAACAAACGATTCAACTGTGGCTACAGAGCTATTTGCTGTTAAATCAGAAGCTTTCAAAAGTTATCCTTAAAATTCTTATCTTTGTAGAAAAGTATGGGTATATTAAGTGTATTCAAAAGGAAAAGGAAAAAACCTGAAGATATACTTCAATATGTTCACCAAAATAGAGGGTTATTGTGGGAAAATATTAGTGTCTTTAAAGACACTGTATTGCAACACGAGGGAAGTGTAAAAAACCACACGCCTGAAATGGAGGAACTTATGCCTGTTGAGCACAATCTCCAAGATGGTCTATACACCAGGGAGATATTTATGCCGAAAGGGACACTGGTGGTTAGCTATATACATAAGCAAAACCACCCATCATTTTTTCTTAAAGGAGAGATGTCAGTTCTTTTAGATACAGGTGAGGTAAAAAGAATTAAAGCACCAATGAAGGTGATGACTGAAATAGGAACACAAAGAGTTGCATATATGCACGAAGATTGCACGTGGGTTTGTGTTTATAGGACAGATGCTGAAAATATTAAAGATGCGGAAAAGGAAGTTTATACAGAAAACTATAAAGACTTACCTGAACACGTTATAATAAATAAAGAACTACTATGTCAGGAGCAATTGCAGGATTAGCTATAGGGGTGGGAACAGCCACCATGAGCTTCGTTCAAGCTGGAAAACAAAAAAGAATGATGGAAGACGCTGAACGGGCGGCTCAACAAGCTATGGCTGAAGTTGAAAAAGAACTTACCAAAAATGAATATGAAGCTTTGGCTATTCAAAAAGAACCATACGAGATTGCTCAAGATACACTAAAGTCGCAGGCAGCTACTGAGTTACAAGCTGTTAGAGAAGGCTCTCAGCGTGGAGTATTGGCTGGTTCACAAAGAGTAGGACAGGGAGTATTAGCGGCGGCTGGAGAACAGCGGACAGCTATGGGTAAAGAGCTTGGTGATTTAGACAAGTTGGTAGCGGCAGAAGAATCCAGGAAGTCAGACATTAAAGCTAACCTTAAGTTAGGGGAGGCTCAAGGGGCTCAACAAGCCATGAGAGATGCTCAGGCTGCAAGAGACGCTAACTTACAACAAGGTATAATGGGTGTGGCAAATGTAGCGCAACAGGGCTTATCTATGCTTCCAGATTATGGTATGAGTTCAGAGGCTCGTGATATTAATGCTATGCAGCGTGATGTTAAAAAATCCGCTAAGCAAGACTTCTTGAATGCCGGGGGTACAAGAAAAGAATTTAGACAAAGTTATAATCCAGATACTGCATTTCAACAGGCTATAGGAGGAGTGACAATGACTCCAGGGCAGTTCAAAACATTTGGAAATAACAATATTGCATTTGATGAATTAGGTCAAATGTCGATGACAAATATTCAAGACCAATTGCTTCAAATGACACCCGAACAAAGACAAATGATATCTGGTTTATTAGCCCAATAATTATATAGATGGCAAAAAGTTATTACGGTTACGTAGAAAGAGAGGCCTCTTCAGGGGTAAACTGGGAACAGATAGGTTCAGAGCTAACATCCAAACTAAAACAAGCTGGAGATGAAAGAGCGGCTCGTAGACAAGCTATTGATGATGCTTCTAAAGAATACCAAACTACATTAGACGATGCTCCTTCCGGGGATTTTAAACCTGCAAACCAATTTGCATTAGAACACGCTGCATCCGCACAACAAGCTCGACTTATGCAAGACAGACTTTTAAAGTCAGGTCTATTGAAATCAAAGGACTATACTATACAGAGACAAAATTTAACTGACGGAACAAATGAACTATTCGGTTTGTCTAAAGAGTATCAAAAAGAGTACACCGAAAAAATGGCCAGGCTAAAAGCTGGCGAGTCTCAAGAATTAGAAGGATGGTTAATGTCTCAAATAGAAGGTTTATCTAATTTAAGAAACACCGGAACATATATAAACCCAGAGACAGGGGTTGTAAGTATTTCAAAAGTAGTAGACAAGGATGGCGTAAGAACCATGAGCGAAGACCCTAATGATTTTATGACTGTTAACCAATTAAGAAACAGGCAAAAAACTAAGTATGACAACTTTAAAGTTGGCGCTACAATGCAAGCTGAGGCTGATAGACTTGGAAGCTACATAACTACCCTTCGTAGTGCTGGTGGCCCAGGATATTCAGGTCAATTAAAAAAATTGCTTGACCCCACACAAAGAGGTAAACTTAGTGGAGACCAAGCAAAAGCTGTAGATAGCTTTACAAAGATGGAGGATGATATGATTAACTCTTATATTACAGCAAATCCATTAAACGGTTTAGCGGTATTAACAAACTACGTAACTACTAATCCAGAAACAGGGAAACGATACGACCTTACGTTTGACGAGAAGGCTGCTAAAGCAGACCCTAATATGATTTTAGTACGTGATGATGGCAGCGGAACGATTGAACCTGTGTTTACTGAAGCTCAATCTAAGGTTGCGTTTGATGCGGTTAGAGCAAACTTCAGAAACCAGATTGACCGAGAGGAAACAGTATCTACTTACACTGAACAACAAGAAACTGCTACACAAGAACAAGCTGGAAGGCGTGAAAAAGCAGAAGATAATGCGCTTAGCTCTTGGAACGACATTGCTTACGGCACTCCAGAAGAAAAGTCTACAGCCATCAATCAATTGCTTGGAACAGATAAAGCCAAAAAATCTGGCGTGATAGCTATTGACACTTCAGTACCAGGTGAAGTAGTAGTAACTTACACTGACTCTTCTAAGAACAGAACAATAAACTACGACCCAGATAATATAACTATTCAAGAGTGGGCTGAGCTTGGTAATGAGATACACGGAGTGGACGATGTGGCTACAGTTCTTGAGCGTTCAGGAGGCGCAAGATTTGTAAAAGATGCAGAAGGCAATAGAATACCTGCACCATTAGACTTTTCTGAAACTTCCATGACAGATGTGTTCGCAACCAGAGAAGGGAAAACAGAGAGAGAAACTGCTACGCAAACTACTACAAGATTGTTAGAAGAAGGTATACCTGATTTAGATTTATCGCAAGAAGAAGAACCTTCTATAGCTTTGCAAAAATACTTTGAATCTAATCCTCCACCATTTGGCTTAAAAATAACTGATGTATTTGGCCCCCAACAAAAAAAGGTTGAGGTTAGTGGTACTGTAGCGGGTAAAAAAATAAGCAGAAAATTTGATGTAAGCAAGCCTGGTGCAATGAAAGAAATAAGAGATTACATTTTATCGCAGACTGATTTAGAGTCACTGGCTTTAGACCCTTCAATTGCAAGTCAAAGAAGAAACTTATCATACACACCTCGCTCGCAAAGACAAGCAGGTAGTGGGGATGCCGGAGGAGGCACACCACCTGTAATAAACACATCAGGATATAACTAATAATATGAACGAACAAGCTTTTATAGATGCTTATAATATGTTCCTTCAAGGAGGGTACAGAGGGTCTCGTGATGAATTTAGAACTCTGATTGAATCTAATCCAGATGCGATGAATGATTCTTTTGAGATTTTTAAAAGCGGTGGATACAATGGTAGTATACAGGACTATCAAGTATTAATCGGCGTAGCTCCTGGTGAAGTAAAAAAAAAAGACAAGCCCGTTTTGGATTCAGCTGGGGACGCTGGTTTATCGGGGTTATCAGATACTGAGCGTCAAGACACTCAGCAAATATCTTTACAGCCACAAGTCGAAGTGGCCCAAGACAACACACGGGTAGCACAGCAAAAATTTATTGACCCGCGCGTAGCCATTGAACAGCAAGAGCAGAGAGATGCTTTTGAGGCTCAAAGAGAAATAGATATGCAGGCTTTTAAAAAAGAAGAGCAGGCGCAGATTGAGGCTGATGCAGAGGGAAGAGAAAAACAATCACAGGCTTTACTACAAGACGTTGAGTTTTCAACAGTTTTAAATAACATAGACGCTTCGCTTATAGATATGGAAGAAGAGTCTGTTGTTCCATTTATGATGGACAACTTTCAAAAGTACGGATTTACTTTTGAGGAAACAGGCATGGGTGATGCTATGACTGTAACCACTGCTGACGGAAAAGAAACCATAACAATAGACCTTGACCCGTTCCTTTCAAAAACAGAAGTGCTGGAGTCTAAAAAATTAAAAGACTTTATTACACAGTTTGCGATTGAATCGGAAGAGGTAACTCCAGAGGAAAGTCTTAACCAAAAAGCTATGCGTGCACAGCAAATGCGTAAGTATGCAAGGCTTAATGCGGATGGCTCACAATCAAGTGTATTATTCACTTCCTTTGAAGAAGATGGAAAGCATAAGGTTATTCCAACCTTATTTCCAAAAGACCCTAACTTATACGGCTCTAATAAAAACACTTGGCTTGAGCTGGGGTTTGATGAAGCTAAAAAATTAGCGGAAGAAAGAGGGGAAGTTTTTGAGTTTGAAACTGAGGAAGAGGCTCAAGAGTTTGCAGAAGGTTCTTGGAAAGATAGACACTCTTCAGATGCTTTAGGAAACTCAGTATTTGGCGAAGAGGGGTATGACTTTTCTTCAGAAAAAAAACAGTATCAAAATTATTTAGATGTTCGAGATAAAATAGATTTTATTGAGGCAGAACAAGCTGAGTTTGGCACAGAATATTTGTCAGAATTAACAGAGGAGGAGCGTAAAAAATATGGCAATCTTTATGTAAATGGAATCATGCGTGATGACATTGGTGTGGTTTTAAAGGAATTGAAAGAACAAGAAGACACTTTGTTTGATTTGGTTATGGATGATGACAAAGTAAGATTGCGAGAGAAGTTAGATGTCGAGCTTGACAAAAAATATAACGCTATAGCACAAACAGCAGCTCGCTCAAACAATTATGCTGACCTATCTTTAGATAATTTAAACCTTCAATCATTACAAACATTTGGCGTAGGCTTAGACCAGTTAAACACTATTGTACCTAAAGACGATACTGAAGCTAAATTAATTGAAGCGCTATCTGTACAAGCTACAGAGGCTAAAACACTAAAAACAAACGCCGCACAAAAATATGAACAAGCATTAACATTCTACGATGCTAAGCATGACCAAACTATTAGAGGAGAGTTTGAGGACAACTGGGCAGCGGTATCGTCAGAACTTAAAAAAGGACTGGACAATGGTAATGCCGCAGAGGTAATACTACAACTGTCAACAGGAATGGCTTTTGATTTCGAAAAATTAGACATCAACAACCCGGATGATGTAAAGAAAGCTGCCAAGATGATTGCTCTTTTAAAAGGTAAGGCCGCTGAAAAGAAAGATGCTCGTGTCATGTCAAGATGGAATAGAGCCAAAGGATTTAAAGAAACTTTTCAAGTTGTAAAGGATAACCCATTGGAGTTAAGTTTGGCATTGGCTATGAACTCAATAGGGCTTATGCTTCCATACGGGATAGAATTTATTACATCGGGCGCTTTGGGCGGGATAGCAACAGGCGCAACTTATGGAGCTGCTGCCGGAGCTGCTGTCGGTGGTGTAGGTGCTGCACCAGGCGCTGTTGCAGGAGCAATCGCAGGGTTAGCAAAAGGCTTGAGGGCTGGATTTGCAGCAACATCTTTTGCGATGGAGTATAGCAATGCTTTTTTTGACGCAATGCAGGCTCAAGGATTAAACCCTTTAGACCCTCAAGATGTAGAAGACGCTGTAATGAGTGAAGAAATTTGGGCGGTAACAAAACAAAGGGGTGTAGCAAGAGGTGTCCCTATTGCTGTTGTAGATTATATATCTTTTGGATTAGCAGGTAAGATATTTAAAGCGGGAACATTTGCAAGCAGAGGCCGAAGAGCAGTAACCATGCTTGCAGAAAGGGGTGTATATGACCCCATTGCAGAATCAACTGGTGAAGCTTTAGCTCAAATAAATGTGGGTGATGAGATAGATTGGAAAGAGATAGCCGCAGAAGGGCTCGGAGGTTTTGGAAACAACTCTTCTGGTATGGCTGTCAACACTTTTGTCGATACCCGTAAACTAAGCAACATTGAATTGGCTGATGCTTTGACTGATGTTACATTTGTGGCTGACCAAAAAAATAGTGGCACACAAATATCAAACTGGGCAACTCGCATGGAGCGACTTGGACAGATTGATGCCGAGCAAAACCAAAGGATACAGGAAAACTTAGGGCTGTCTAAAGACGCAGATAATCTTTTAGATTTAGGTAGAGCTAAAAACAAACCTATAAACAGGGAGTTAAAAGGTCGTGTGATGCAACTACTTGCTGCAAGAGAAGAGTACAGCGCAACCGCCAACAGAAAATCAGTGTTTGGTAAACAAATAGCTGACATAAACAATGAGCTTGAATACATAGCTCAGAATAAAAAATTATTACCTACAGAACAAAGAGCTTTATTAGAAGGTATATTTGAGCCGACTGCTGAGGTTCGTCAAGACGTGGGTAGATATCGTATTGATGGCAAGCGTGTGACCAGAGAAAAGTTTATAAAATATATAAATAAAAATTCAAAAGAGCGTTTGTTAACTAAAATGCTTACTATTGATAACGATGAAGAAGTTAATAACCTTGTAAAAAATAAATTAGATGCCGTTCAAGTCAGAGAAACAGAGACGGTGGATGTGGGCGAACAAGCCAGAGATGGCCAAGAAGTGGGAGAAGGAGTACCCCAACTCGAAGCCGCGCAACCTGAGACCACCGAAACGCAAGATACTACCATAGAAATAGAAACTAAAATTAAAGATGATGCAAAACAAACAAGTGAAACCCCAGCAGGAAGCAGATTATTCAGCGAGCCCGTTAAGGATGCGAGCTCAATTGCTCAAAGAACTGCAGAAAGAACAGGAGTTGATTTCAAAGAAGCAGAGAGACTAAGTAAAATTGACGAAGACAGAGCCAGGAGGATAGCTCAAACTTATGAGAAGTTAGAGTCCAACCCTCAAGACCCTGAAGTTCAGAGCTCCTACAGAGCTTTGATTGATGAAACAGTAGAGCAGTATAATGACATTATATCAGAAGGATATACCATTGAGCTTGTTGATGAGAACCCCTACAATAATTCAGCTGAAATGTTACGGGATGTTAATGAGAATAAAACATTAAAAATATTTTCTACTGAATCAGGGTTTGGAACTGAAGGAGTTACCGATACAGACAGGGCTAATAATTTAATGTTAGAAAGCACCACGTTTGTAGACAAGAATGGAAGACCTATGTTGGCGAATGATGTCTTTAGGTTTGTTCACGACTTCTTTGGACACGGCACATTGGGCAATAGCTTTGGGCCTATTGGTGAGGAAAACGCCTGGAACGTACACTCAAGAATGTATTCTCCTTTGGCAAGACGAGCCATGACCACAGAGACACGAGGGCAAAACTCTTGGGTAAACTTTTCTGGAGTAAACAACAAAGCTCAAGATTTAATAAACGACTCAAGAGCATTAAGAAAAGAAGGTAAGTTTGAAGAAGCACAAGCCAAGGTAGATGAAGCTATGAAGCTGTTTAAGTTTGCTGACCAAAAGAACGCTCTAATGCCAGAGGAGTTTGTTCAGTTAGACGAGGAGGTTGATGTTAAGCCTACTGAAGCTCAAAGCTTAGAGGCTATTGTAGAGCCGGGTAGACCTCAACAAGAACAAACAACTGAACAACTAACACTTGAGATAGACCAAACAAAGGGTAGGCGTGGGATAAATCAAACTGAATTTTTTGTAGAGGCCGCTAATGAAAACGTAGATAACGCAAATAAGCTGACTGCGTTTATGGGTAAAGTATTCCCTGGTGTTGTTATTTCTACTGACCAACAGACGTTTGACGAAGTAGTAACTTCTGACCAAGTACAAAAGTATAGTGTGGGTGAAAATATTATTTATGGTATGACTGTTAATGGTGACATATATATCAACCCACAAGTTCATAATAGCGAATCTAAAATGTTTAACACCGCCATTCACGAAATGGGTCACGTGTGGGTAAAGCATTTAAAGACTACAGAAAAGGGTCGTGCTATTTACAATCAGGGTATTACACTTGTAAAAGAAACTCCGTTATATTCTGAGCAATTAAAAAAATATAAAGGAGACGAGACCAGGGCCGCTGAAGAGGCTATGGCTATTCTTATTGGAGACAAGGGGCAGTCTATAGCTGACGCTGCTGTAAAAAGTAAATTCCAACAATGGCTTGCTGGTATGTGGAACTATATCAAGTCACAGTTTAAAATGTCTAAAGACTTAAGTGTTGATGAAATTCAAGACATGAATCTTGACGGGTTTATCGGTACTGCGCTTGCAGATATATTTTCAGGTAGAGAAATAAAACTAACAGACCAACAGCTTACTGAACTTAAAGATGCTGACGTTGCGTTTAGTAGCGGAGTGTCAATGGAACAAATAATAACAACAGGTAGACAAAACGGATTTACTGACGCCAGTATAAAAGAGGTGCTTATAGGTAGAGGTTTTAACAAGACCGACATAAACACAGCTATGGAGGTAAGGGTAAACGATATCGTAATGCCTAAAGAGTTTAGTCGTGTTGAAGGTGGAGTACAAGAAGCTACTAAATTATTTGAGGATGTCAGGAATGATTTGAATGAGTTTACTACAGATGAAACCTCTATGTCTGAAGTCAGACAGAAAGGCTTAGACTTAATGAAAGCTCACCCAGTGTATCAAGCACAGCCGGAGCAGGTTCAGATGGAGCTTTTAAGCGCCTTTGACAGAACTATAGGTACACGAGCCAACCCTACTGTACAAAAAGAAATATCGTCCATTAGAAAGGCTCTGAGGGAGCGTAAGGCTGGACAAAAATTAGTTAAAGAAACGCAAGCTAAACTTACTGCGTTTATTAAAAGTGCATTACCTGTTTCAAATACATATACTCAGGCACAAATCAATAAGCTTATTAGGCGTGTAGCCAAGGCTACTACTGACACACTGCAAGCTGACGCTGAGTTTGTATTCAAAATAGTAGAGCAACAACAGAACAAGATAAAGAATGCTATACTAAAGGATATGCTTAAGGTTGTAAGGACTAAAGCAAAGGCTGCATTCTCGGAGTCTGGAAAGAGAAGAGCTAAAGGATTAAGCAAAGAAGGTCAATCTTATTTCGGGCAAGTGCAAAAAGTATTAAAGGCCGCAATGACAAATGATGTTGAGGCAATGAACGACCTGCGCCAAACTCTGATAGACAATGACTCAAAGATAAATGAGCTAATAGAGAAGAGACGTAATGGAGAAGCCATTACTCAAAGAGAACAAGACTTAGTTTTCTTAGCTATGGCAATGGATAACTTTGGAGATGTAATGAATATGGACTTAGCTCAAGTTCAAGAGCTTATGTCTATGGTTAATAATATTAAAGCCTCATCTATAGCTACGTTTAAATCCAGAAGGATGGAGCGTGTGCAAAAATATAGAGAGCAGTCTGACCAGGCAACGGAACAAATTAAAGACACTAACCCAGAGTTATTTGACGAGGAAGGAAACTTGTTGACGCAACAAGAATTAAGTCAAAAAAGAAAAGTAGTTCAAGAGCATTTTAAAAAGTTTAAAATCGGTCAAGGATTAATTGCTCTTTCAAAAGAAATGCTTTTCAAAAACACTAAAGAATTTTTAAGACAATCAACAATGTTCTTGAAACACTTGGGTACTCTTACAAATTTAGTTGACAGGGTAACCAAGAACAAATCTATATTTACAGACAAGGTATATCGCTCTCTTAATAGAATGGACAACGACTACAACGCCGGGGTGTTTGAATCTGAAGACAAAATGAATACTATAGCAAATAGTATTGACGGAATAACAAAAGGGTATAATCAAATAAAAAGAATGATACCCACCGATGTGTTTACTCTAAATGTAAAAAACACAAAAACAGGGCGAGTCCGTAAAGATAAGTTTAGCGGTGACCAGCTTATGCGTATTTATGCTTTAAGTAAAAATGATGTTCAAAGAGAAAAGCTTATAGCTCAAATAGGAGAGGAAGGCATACAACAAGTAGAAGAAAGCTTAACGCCTGAGCTAAAGGAGTTTGTAGATAAAACTGTAGACTTTTTAAGCAATGAATATTATGAGGGAGTAAATTCTGTATACTCTCAAATGAATGATATAAACTTAGGGTATGTAGAAAATTATTTTCCAACCATCACGGAAACAGACAAACTTCCTGAAAACTCAATAAATGAGGGAGATTTTGATGGGATATTCAACGCTGAAACAGCGCCAGCTTTAAAAGAAAGAACTGATAGAACATCAGACATAGACTTAGATGTTGCTGATTTTACCTCTGCATTAGACAACCATTTCCAAACCATGGAAAAATATAAGTCTTATGCTGAAGGAACAAAAATGCTTAATGCTTTCTTTCAAATACCAGCCGTGGACACTTTATTGACTGAGATGGGCATACTAAGGAACATGAAGAAGGCTGTTAACTTTGCAGTCAACCCAAATGCAGGGATGAAAGATAGTCTAAGCATCAAAGCATTAGATGTGTTGCAAGTAAAATTTACCGGGTTTGCTTTAGCTTTTAAAGCCATACAAATATTAAAGCAAGCTACATCTTTTGTAAACGCATATTCAGATTATTCTTATTTTCCTAAAGACTCCAAAACACCTCAGCCTTTAAGAAGCGCATTAGACCTGCCAATGTTTATGATTGACGGGGCTAAGGTTGTTCTTAGCCTGGCCAAAGATTTAGTTGGAAAGGATGGTGCTATACACCAAGCTATGGAAATTTCCCCTACGTTTAGAAAAAGAATTGCACAGGGGTTGGAGGGAGATATTCATGGATTAGAGAGTGGCTCAAAAACTTTTAGGCCTGTATCCAAATCAAACACAAAGGTTGGTAGAGCCATTAGGCTTTTTAAAACAGCTGCTGCTTCTCCTACTATAATCGGAGATGTTCTCGGAGTTATGGGATATATGATTAACTACAAAAGAAATATAGCTAACGGCATGAGCAAAGCCGAAGCGGTAGAAGCATTCAATGATTACAACGCGACACAGCAATCACGTAGAGGGGCTGATAAGATACCATTGCAAATGAATAGTAATGCACTTCAAAGAACTTTTACTATGTTTGGCAGCACTTTATTCTTGCAGATAAACAAAGTAATGCAGTCCGGAACTAATATAATAAGAGCGGCAAAGGATAGAAAATTTCCTCGTGTTAAAGATGCAAGAGATTTTTATATAAACCTTGCGGTTGCCAACGTTCTTTTTGTTGGAGTTTCAAACATAGCTAAGTTTGTCAAGGGCGATGAAGAAGATAAAGAAGCGGCTATAAAAAAGATGTTAGAGGCAATGACGGGTATGAATTTAGCTTATCAGATACCTTTAGTCGGGGGGGTTGTTGAAGGTTTTGATGTGGCAGGCAAGATAATAGCCGCAGCAAAGGGAGAAGAATATAAGAGAGGAAAAATATATGACGATAATATCGTTAACCCTATTGAATCCGTGATGCGTAAAATAAAAAAGGCCATGGCAAATGAAGAAGGCTTCTTTAAATCACAAATACTCCCTATAATGGAAGTAGTTATTGGAGCGCAGGTAGACCCGTTTATTGGCTTAGCTAACTTGTTTAGCGAAGACGCTACCCCCGAAGAGTTTGAGGACAATATGTATGACGTGATTGGTATATCTCCATCTTATCGTCCAGAGAAAGACAAATCCAAGAAAAAGCCCATGAGCAAAACTGATATGAAAAAATTCTTCCCTCAGACATACGATGACTTGTATGGCCCCCAAGGTTCTTTAAGGGAGGTTGAAGAAGTCAAAAGAGAAATAGCAAGAGAGAAAAGACAACGAAAAAAAGAACTGAAAGAAGAGATATATGGTAATCAATAATACCTTGCGTACTTAAATAATTTTTGCTTACCATAGAATACATATAGCTCTGAGTTTAGCTCGCTGTCACCGTACCACTTTACTTCTCCGGTAACATCATTAATCTTTGCGTACATTATACCATCTAAGCATGACCAGATTATAACGGGGTTCAATCTTTTGGATGAAAGTTTGTATAGTTTTTGTAAACTAATTTTAAGAGGGTAACAATCTTTTAATGTGCGGCTTGTTTCTATTACCTCTATATAGGCTATTAAACTTTTCTTTTCATTATATACCCTGAAGTCTACATCGCTGTCTGAAAGCCTGGTGAAACTACCTTTAAATCTATCTGTAAAGGTTGTGATTGCTTTTAGTTTAGGGTTCATTACAAACTCATTAACCTGTTTATTGCAGTGTGCCCCCCTATAACCACACCACAGCCTATGGCTTGCTTTTTAAAGTTCTTAGCGTAAGCTGCTGCGTATGCTGTGCAGTCTATACCACAGCCGACCTGCATACCAAACACCCTAAAGTTTCTGCCAACCATCCACTCGGTATATGCCTGTGTATGTATGTGTCCTTGCACCGTAGACATCATATCGTTCTTTGCCTTTGTTCTGGCTGTTCCGCCTTCACCGTGGACATATTGAACGTTGTCATATACAATACGCTCTATCCAATTCCACTCAGTTCCTAACACTTCATTGTATGATTTTATCCAACGCTTCGGTATCTGAGATTCAAATGCTTTACGCATAATCATTCTGTCGTGATTACCTATAAGAACATCTGCTTTTGGAAAGGCTTCTACCCAATCTTGAATAGAGTTGATGGCTAAGTCAAGCTCGTCTCCACCCCCCATTCCGTCTGGGTCTGTAGTATGAAATGAAGAATAATGATTATCAATTATATCTCCTATAAATATAACTTGGTTGCAGTTATATATAGCGTATGTTTCTTTGCAAAAATCCAGGTATCCGTCAAGTGAAAATGGAGCGTGAATGTCTCCTACTATAAGTATTCTTCTTTCTTTTTGCGTGATATTATTAAAAGCTGCAAGCTTGTTTCCTTTTAGGCGTGGCCTAAAATCTTTATTATATGTCATCGTCTACAGAGTCTATTAAAGTTTTAAGCTGTAAGATAAGAGACTTAGCTTCTGACTTGCAAGCTGTGTAGTCCCTATCAATAAGAGACTCGTAGATTTCGTCACAAGAGTCGTGGAGAGCGCCTGTGATTAAATTCACATGCTTTATTCTCTCTTTCTCCAGTGCTGTTGTTTGCATCTTATCTGTCCATAGCGACTAAAAAATCATTACCCATCTTGTAATCTATCCCTTTTATTAAACGATAAATCTTTCGTGAATTTTTCTTGGCTGTTTCTTTTTCGGTCTTGGTTGAGTCAACACCTAAATTTGTATACATATTACAGTCGATTCGAAGAAGCTCGTTAATCTTCTGGCGGTCATTCCAGCTTTTAAACTCTGCAATCTTTTCTATATCATCTATATTATAACCCATTTAGATATGCGTTTAGTTTTTTGGTTACTTGTTTTACTTGGTGTGGTCTAACTCTATTTTCTATTAAAGAGTAAAGTTCACCAAACTCTTCATTACGTTTTTCGTAATTTTCTTTTTCTTTTTTTAAACGATTATTAGTCAAAGTTAAAACATTTATTTGTTTTTCCAAAGAAAATGTTAGTTTTTTGACTTTATCAAATTCCATAAAGTTCACCGGGTGGTGTTGTGTGAAAGCATTTAGACAATGATTATACTTTATCAAAGCTAAATCGTTTTGTTCTATGTAATGAAAGTTTTTTAAGTAGTGAAGGATGGTGGCGTGGTTTTTATTTAAAGACCTGCCTATGCGTGATACAGTCATTCTACCCATGTTATGAAGTATATGACTATATATAATACGGGCCTCGACTATTTCTCTTTTCCTTGAGGGGTCTTTTAATTTTACCCCGCATACCCCCTCTACTATTTTTTTAAGTTCTTCTGAGGTCGGCTTTATCTTCTTTGTGTGTATTTGAATTTCCATTTGATTGTAGTGTTTTATTTAAGTTATAATAATCTAAGTACTCATCAGAGTCAATAAACTCTAAATCTAAATAGATTGTGTTTTCTTCTGGCTGTCTGACAAACTCGACAGTAAAATATACAGGCGGATTTGTTTTGGTCACAACCCCTGCAAAAATCTGTGACCACCCAGACTGCATTGGTAAAAAGTCTGCATTCCAGTCAATTTGTTTTGCGATATCAATACCTATGTCCGTAGGCATTTCCCTGAGCTGAGAGATGAACCAGTCATCTACCTCGTACTCTACCTCACCCTCTAAAAATCTCAACTGTAACGCCATGTTTTTTTAATTCTTTAATTCTGTATTCCTGCAAAGCTGACACCTTACCCGTTGGTTTTTTCACTTCACTGAACAACACATCTGCTTTTGGTGCTATAGCTATTAAATCAGGTATACCGTTTTTATTAGTCTTGATTAGTTTGATAACGTAGTAACCCTGCGACTCAAGCTGTTCAATTCTTTTCTTCTGTATCTGCTGCTCAGTCATATATCACAAAGATAACAAATCCTTTTTGAAGTGTCTGAGCGTGTAATCTTTCTTCTTAATTACCATGTCATATATCTTCTTTTCAATACCTCTGTCTGCGAATATCCAATACACATCACTTTGTAATCTGTCCTTGGTTGTCATTCTATCCCTGGATTGCCAATAACTTGTTGCGCTAAAATCTATGTTAAAATAAACAAGCGCCTCTGCTTGTCTTAAGCTAATGCCTTCGCGTCCAGAAACAATCTGCAGTGCTATACACTTATCAGTGTCTTCAAAGACACTTAATTCCGTAGTAAGCTTTTCTCCATACACCTCTTTCAAGGCTTTTAGCTCTGCTTTAAACTTATAAAATATACCAATCTTTTTATTTTTAAATTTATCTATTATAAATTCTGCTTTAGTTAAATCTATAATAGTAGAACTTCCGTCTTCAAATATAATTGTTCCGCTATATAGTTGATGTAGCTTCTGCATTAGTTTTGCTGGAGTATCTGCAAGTATGGTGTTATTACTACCCTCTACCACTAAATCTTTTTGTAGCCGCTTGGCGACATAATAAGTAGTGTCATTCATTCTAACATTAAGAACATGCTCCCTTGTGTCAACTTTAAAGCCGGCTTCTTTTTGGGTGTAAGATATCATATATGGTTTCATTAAGTCTAATATACTTTGTTTACCCCTGCTGTAATCCCTTATGTAAAGTGAGTTTATTTTTTTCTCTTTAACATCTATATGTGCTTTGGAGAACTTATAAAAGTTTACAAACTCTCTGAATGGGTTAGTTGGAATACCAAACACCTGGTGGTACATTTGACTGTACGACTCAGGTGTTGGCGTTCCTGACAACAAACAGACATAACAATCTGCTTTCCTTATTATCTCTTTTACTTGCCTTGCTCTTTTACTTGGCTTAGGGAATGCACCCATGCTGTGAGCTTCGTCAAGTATTATTATATCCCAATCGTGTGGAGGTTCTACTTTATGTAAGGACTCGTAGTTTATAACACAAATGTTATAAGGCGGACTTAACATCTCGTAATCTTTTACAATACTGCTTATGGCTTTTTTCTTTGTAACAAACAAAACTCTTTTTGAGCCCAGTTGTTCCGCTATGCCTAAGCTTGTTAGGGTTTTGCCGGTTCGTACCTCCATTGCTAAATATACAAACTTGTGCTTACGCAAAACGTTAGTAGCGGTAGTTATTATTTCGCTTTGGTATTGTCTAAACTTCATCAAAGTTGTGCTTAAAGTTTGTTCTTTCTACTTGCATCTTAAACCATTCGAAAGCCCTCATGCCTGCTATATGTGTGTCAGTAGGAACAAAATATCTCCACCCTTTAGAGTATCCATTTGGTATGTAATAAAAAAAGAAAGCCGCAAGCTTGCCGCTGTCTTTTTTAAACACCACACAAGCTGTATGGTCTGAAGTGGGTATAATCTCTTTTATGGTAAACGTTTCGTTCTGCCAATTCTGCTCTCTATTTGTTTTTGAAAACCTTCGAGCCACATCTTTAGCAAACTCATTAAGTTCTACTGCTGTTTGTTTTTTCATTTAAGTATGATTTAATTTTTATACATTTATCGTAATCCTCTGTTTCTTCAAAGTATTTTAGCAAATCTTCTACATCTTTTTTTCGAGCGGGTAAAGAAGGGTTATGAATAAAAATACCCACATCTGTATTTGTTATAGTCTCTGGTGGTATCCCGTTAATTATAACGTCATAAGAATTTAAAAAAGCAATGTGTAGCTCCAGTTCATTCATTACATTAAAGAAGTTTGAACGTGTACCTCTTCCTCTGTTTTCAATCTTATCCATTTGCCGGCTGCATCTCTGTTTTTTTCTGGAGCAACCCCTGTCTTGTAAACAGCATAAGCTTCAAGCCATTTATTAAATCTCACTTGTGTAATAGATAGTCGTGACTTAGGCCCGTAATCTGAATAGTCTGTGATAAATTCATGATACAATGGGTTTGTGTGCATTTTTTCACCCCGAGGTATTATTCTACTTGCATCTGTTCCTTGTATCAATCCTACCCACTCAATAAATTCATAAGAGGTTTCTGCTGACAGTTGTCGTACCGCAAGGTTTACAAACTTACTCCTCAAAAGCCCTGTGCCTAAATAACTTTGCATGCAACCCACCATGTAGTTATCAAACTGACACCAATCTTCATCATTCCAATCGCCAAACATTAACTTGTCAAACTCATCTAAAGGTGTAAAGTTTTTGTTGTAGTGTTGGTGTAACTCTAACTCCCACTTACGTCTGGCAAATGAATTACCAGCTCCTTTGATGGCGTAATTAGTTGTAATAGCAATCTTAGGAGACTTGCTAAAGGGTATTTTAATAGCGTCTTTGTTTTTCTTTTCTAAGGTCAATCCCTCAGTTACTACAGAAAATAACCTTTCAAAATCAAAATGTTTCTTTACATCATCAAAAACTAATATCTGAGTGTCTGCTGAGACAAGCTGATATGCAAAAGACTTTTCAAAAGCAAACGACTTTCCGTCAATAGTCACAACTTTTTTCATGTGTTGCAAAGCATTCATGAACAAGCCTTTACCTGTGCCGCCCTCTGGATTGTCGGATATAACTTCGTCATTTAAAATAACCGCAGGACAG